GCCGAAATAAGGACGCGCATTTCTCGCTGATTTCCTGTAACAGCATATTTACCGCCAATCATCTCAATCGCGCCAAGATCAGTGTTGCGCTTATAAACAACAAACATCTCGAAGGTCGTATAGTTGAGCGCCGCTGAATCCGTGATTAATAGCTGGCTTGGGTTAGTTCCATCATGCCGCCCGCGCAGAGCAGGTAAGCTATTAATCGAAGAAGCAATATAAAGTGGCTGAGCCGAAGTGGTTGCCTGTACGGCATTGCCAGCGCCAGTATTGCCTTTATTGGCCCACGCACTGATTGTACTGCCGTTAAAGGTCAACGTCGATAAATCACTGGCATCCAGCCAAACACCAAGGCCAGATTGGTTGGATGGCTTAAAGCCACCCTGATTGGCGACAAATTCAGAAGTGAATGATTGTGCAAAATCCGTTGTAAGGGGTAGATTCCATGCCACTAAACAATCCCAACGACCGTTGCGGCAGCGCTGGCTCCCTCTTTGCGAACGCGAATATCAGTAAATGGGCCTTGGATCACCGCGCTGAACACCGTTACCGAACCGGCAAAGCTGGTTGCCGTTACAATAACCGCATCTGTCGTACCGGCTACCGAGGTTTTAAGTTCGATATTAATGACATCGCTAGCAGAAGAGCCTTTCGTTCCCATGATAGAGCGTTGCTGGATTCCAGCATAGCGCCAATCAACCGGAAACCATGGCGAAACAGATGAAACCGCAACGCTAGCTAGGAAAGTATATGTATTTAAGGTGATTGCCATCACCGTCCCCCTGTTAGACAACGGTTACATAGGTGATGCGCCAATCAAACTTGCCGCCTGTGAAATCACCAGCCGAAGCAGCAACCGAGGCAGATACTTCAACATATGCCATCTGATCACCCATAGACGAAGAATACCGAGCCAGACCCACAGTATAGATTGCTTCCGTAGCCAGTGCATTCACTGAGCCATAAAGCGTTTTATTAGAATTGGTGCCAAAATATCCTACCGCACCTTGGCCAAGCGTAGCAGCAGAAACCACCGATACCGTTGCCATGAGAGCCGTAGTACCGGGCGGCACTGTGAAGCCAACGCGCTTGTTATTAGCACTTACGCGAATGACTTTGGTAGCAGTCGCATAACCGCGATTGTCCGTTGTCGGATTACCCGTTGCCTGACCACCAATCAGCACCGGAACATTAAATGTCGTCATGTTTGTTTCCCTTAAAAAATGGGGAGAGTTGCCTCCCCCCTAAACCTTGCGGAAGGAATTAAGCACCCGCCACGCCAAATACAGCGCGGGCGGAATCGGTTACACCACACGACATGCGCTTGGTTTCCAGAAGCTTTAGGTTCTGAGTTTCGAAATCGTTATCACGATCCAACTCTGCCTCACGGCGAACTTTGAACTTTAGACCCTGCGGCGCATCCGTCACCAGATACCAAGAATCGTTGTCCGTAACATATGGGCTAACCACCAGCTTGAGCGGCATGGAAGCAATGATGTTTTTATCATTGTCCGCCGAACCAACTGCATACTGGGTTTCCAGAATCTTGCGGGCGATGAAGTTCGATGCAGTCGGCACCACAAGGGTTTTTGCCGTAAACATCTTTTTCAAGCCCTGATCATCCGTGAAATCCATAATGTTGGTAAGCGCCTGCTCAAGCGAAGTCTGCGTCAAATCCGCAGTAGTCGCCAGCGTGTTCGACAACGTGCCACCGCCAACAAGCGGATGCGCAGTATTGAAGAACGACACACCATCAGCAGTCGGAGTGCCGCCGGAAGTAGGAGCGGTGAAACCACTGTTGATAACGTTGTGCGCGATCACTTCTTCCACTTCACGCATGGAGCGTGCGAGGAACTTAGGAATCTGCTTAATGACATTGTACTGATCATCTTCTGCCATTTCGCGCGTCACCACCGCACCAATCGAATAGGTGTAGTGACGGTATTCCTTCTGATACCCCTGGTACATCTGAGAGAAGTAACCTTCGTTACCTTCTTCTTTGATGCCAGCAATCGGGAAACCAGTGATCTGCTGTTCTTTCTCGAAATTCTGATCCGAGGATTCAACAGTGAAGAACTGAGAATACAGAGCCGGATAATCCTTATAATCCGTACCCCAGATATGGGCAATTCCGGGCCATAATAGCTCGGCAAAATTACCTGTTGCGTGTACTTGACCGGCCATGGATTAGACCCCCGTAGTGTTAGTGAGAGAGGACAGGTTCGGCTTTACTTCAATACCGCAACCAGCAGGCTTGTCGCCACGGCCAGTAATCAGTTCGGAAGGTGCCAGACCCACGATTTTAAATGGACGCTCGGCATCCGTACCCACAGTCGAACCCTTAAGATTATACCCGCTGCGGCCAACTGCCGTATTCGGCGTGCCTGCGGAGATGCCAATTGTCGCACCAATCAGGCCGATGGATGCCGTAACATCCAACTGAGCGATATAAAGCTGATTGGGATCGACATTCACCAGCGCAAAACCAGACTGACCAGTGGTAAGATACGGGCCATTAGTTGGATGGGAGAATGTCAGCGGACGCGGGGGATCATAGTCATTGATCTTGCCATAAACAGCAGCGATAACACCGCTGAAGTTGGCCGAAGCCGCTGCCGTCACCGGAATGATTTTGCCAGCAGCCGTAAGGACTACCGGATCGCCAATGAAGAAGGCGTTGTTAGCGCCTGCTTCTACCTCAAACTGCTTGAGGACTGGCTTCTGTCCGGTCAAGTGGCGGGAAGCCACAAAGCCGCAACGAGGAAACGCCATGTTGAACTCCTATTCAATAATGAGTCTGGCACCAGTGATTGCATCAGCGTGTTTGCCAAGCTCGGTTTGTTTCTGTTTGGACTGACGTACTCGCGATTCTGTTTGCGCGCGCGTCTGTCCGGCGAAATATTCTTCCCTTGCTTCTACAAGGTCTTTGGACAGCATCATGCCTATCATTTCACGATAGCGCACCGCTCCGCCCATATGCTTACCATCCTTGACACCTTCACCCGTTGCTTCGTCACCACCGGCTGCATTGAGTCGAGCCAACTGCGGGAAATTTGTTTTATTCACAAACTCCCAGCCTTCTGCGAGCTTCTTGGCTAGATTCTGTTCCTCATTCCATGCCCAACGACCTTTATGGGTATTGGGAATATTGAGATATCCAAGATTGCTTGCGGGTTTCCAACTGACCTTGCCACCGAGCTTGCCGGTATCATCCAAACGCTTTACCATGACTTAACCTCTCAAAAATCGTTGATTGAAACAGAACGTGCCTTAGCAATTAAGGCGGTTCGTTTAGTTAACTGCTCATCGGTTAAGCCAAGACGTTTGGCGACGTAACGCTGATCTTCACTTAACTCTAGTTTGTTGTTTTTCCTATGGAGTGTCAAATCGCCCCCCGAGAGAACACTGCTATGCGCTTGTGTCTTGCGCGCGCCTCCATCAGAACCTCCATCATCAGCGCCGGTCATGCGCTTTTCTAGCTCACGCATAAGGTGCTGAATGGAAAGCTGCTTTCCCTTGCGATCATATTCGCGCGCGATCTCGCCGCCAATCTCTACAGACTTACGGTGATCCGGGTGATTCTGATGCATCCATGGGCGAACATAGTCTCCGGTTTCCGGATCGGTTTCTTGGGCAAGCATGCCGATAAAAGCGGCTTCTTCCATTGTGTATGGAGCTTTTGGCGCTTCCTTTTTCGTGACCTTTAAAGGCTCTTTCTTGGCAAGTTTTTGCTCGGCCTTAAAGTCAATCAAGCGCTCGGTAAGTTCATCGATCTTATCTTCGTCGCCATCAGCGCGCGCCTGTTTAATCTGAGCTTTGATGTCTTTGAGAACATCCTCCTGCTCGTCCCTGACTTGTTTATTGGTGAGTTTATCCAGCGCTTCAGTAGCTTTTTCCAAAGCCTCTTCCAAGCCGCGCTGATGTTCGATTAAGGTCTGGTTGCGTTCATCGGATTTCTTGACCTGTTTATACAGATCATCGATGCGCTCCTTGACTGCCGGATCGTCAATTTCCACCCACTTTGATTTTGCTTTATCTTCTGTCTTTTCAGGCTTGGAAACCGTAGCTTCCGCTTTACCTTCGCCATTCTTCATCTGCGAAATCGCAGCATCAATCATGGCTTCACCATTTTCTTCACTCATGCGCTTCTCCTAAAATATCTTCGTCATTACAGATAAAATACTCTTTCTGCTCCTCTCCCAGTTTGATCCAGTCACCAGAATAGCGGGCAAAAATCACCTTCTTGCCCAACGCGGCTTTGACCTGATCATCACAGGTCGGGCCAACACGGGTAATGGTGCCTTCTGCTTTTGCGTGATTTTTCTGAATAGAATCAGGGAGAAGAATCGATCCAATCTTTTCTTTGATGGGCCGTTCAATCAACACCCTGTTGAAAAAGGGCGTAAACACATCTGACATAGCTTTCCTTACATAGAGGCATAATATTGAGCCAATCCGTTTAAAAACGCCTCTGAGCTATTAAACGGAATACCTTTCGATTGGAGAAATTGCGTCTCGACCGGCTGCAAACTCCAATTCTGCGAATCTTCTTCATCATTCTTGCGGAGCAGATCAAAATAGTAATTCGACTCATCACGCGACAATCCAGTGCCATAGAGCGATCTTGTTGCTAAGGCGGTGCGCCGCTGCATATCATTCAGATCACGCAAATCAGCTAGTGAAGTGGGTAGCTCTCCAGAGCCGCGCGCCGGTAATGTCGGCGCTTTGACGGTTTCCTGGGGTGAGTTGAGACGATTCAAGCTATCTAAGATGGCGTTTAATCTATCCGTCATCATGGAATATTGGTCATTGATTTGATTTTCTGTGTCGTAACCCCGACCTTGGTTCTGACCTTCTAAAAGGTAATGCTGGGTGCCGGAAATATACTTCCCTTCATTCACCCACTGTGCGACATCTGGATTCTGATTAAGATAACCCTGCTCGGAAAACCCAACCGGCGTTTTCTGATATTCAGTGTACTTATAATTAGGATCGGCGGCGGAGCGGATTTTATTGTATTGCTGTTGCGCCTGCGGGCCTCCCGCGATGTTTAGATAATCTACCCCAACCGTTCCCGAACCAAGCTCGCCGCGTCCCGTTGGGCCATAATATCCTACCTGTTGTCCTGCGGCCTGATTGATCGATGGACTCCATGTTTGAATACCGCCCTGATTCGGATCAAGGTCAATGCTATTCTGCCATGTCGGATCAGCATTTTTGCGAGCAGTTGTGTATTGAAGATAAGCATTAGGATTAGACGCCAAGAAGGACGTAAAACCACCACCGCCGAAATCGCCGGTATATCCTAATTGTCTTGCATATGCTTGGTTTTCAGCTTGACCCCATGCCATATTATCATTGTATGGAATGGGCTTATTCGCGCAAATAACCCCCTTGACTTTTCAAGGCGAATATGTATTATGTGCATACCCTTTGGAAGTTCTTAGTTGGTTCTTTCGGAGTCTCCCTGTGAAGCCCCAGACGGAATTCAGCCTCCGCTGGGGTTTCGCTTATTGTGGTGGGTTTAGTCCAAGATCGCTTAACCCCAAGATGCCGGGTTCAGCAGGTTGCGCAGGCAATCCAAGACTTGTGATTGGCCCCGGAAGCGCTCCACCTCCTCCACCGGGCATGTTTTCCATGCCTCCTCCGGTGAGAAGTTGTCGAATAGCCTCTTCAGCACCAGTTTGGTTTCCCGCTGACTGAGCCATAGTTCTAACATTTCCTTGTCCATCGATTACTCCTTGAGTTTGGCCATAGACATAGGCGAGATGCTTGGTGCGATGTTCCATAAGCTCTGCCGTGAGTTTCATCTTCAAATCTTCGCTCATTCGCTGAATCGTCATATCTACAGGAATATCCTGTGAAACCCTGAGCGGCGCGCCTTCGATTGGATCATCGGATGTCAACCAATCCAAAAACTCATCGATTTTAGCGATATGATCGACGTGATCTTGATCCGGATAGACATCAAATGCAGGCCGCGAGCCTTGGGGAAGCAGGAAATACATATTTTCCAAGGTCTGATCTGGAATGTTTTCCGGTACGGACGGGGGAGGAAGAACCGAATCAATATCTTCTATCTCCATCGCCCTTAGAACACGGCGCGTAATCTCTTCCATGGCTTGTCCGTTTTGCATTAAAACCGGATTCGCCATCGCAAATTGGAACAATTCTTGGTTCTTTGCGACTTTCTGCTGCCTGGTGATATTTCTTGGATCGAGAATAGGGATAATTCTCAACTCCATTGAATAATCTTCCGGCTTTACCATCACCGCTTCTTTGCCGTCTACATAATAATCCGGCTTGGTCATGTATTTCTGATTAAGTTTATAGAGCTTGTCGAATTCATCTTCGAAAGACAGCGTCATTTGCTCCATGATCGATGTCGGAAGCTGTAAAGAGCTTTCCAGCATGGTCATGATGGTAAGTGGCTGCATAACCTTATCGACATCGCCCGTCACCGCATCAGTTGTCGCGCCTACTCGCTGTGCGACCTGTTCCAAAAACTGCATTGTCTCCATAAATGCCGCATTCGGGCCAGGGAAAGTAAACTGAAAGACAGCTTTACGTATATCATCCACTGTTTTGGGAATTTTAATGAATTTCCCAATCGTAAGCTCCACTTCATCACCTTTTGCCCCTAAATGCTCGGAGATAAAGCCAGACATATTGCCAACATTGGCCAAAGTACCGGCATCAATCGACTGGCGGAGGATTTTATTCACGGCGACATTGAGTTTGCCAAGTAAATGTCCCATTCCAAGATCATAAATACCATCTGGATTGGTCAAAAAGCCGAACTTCGTGAAATATTCCACCGGCTCTTTGTTATCCGTGGCATTTCCCATCTGATCCACGTTATAGCGAATCTGAATGCGTAGTGTTTGGCGGGTGTTTTTGTCTACCCAGACAATATAAGGCTCGGCGATGCCATCTTCATCCAAATCAAGTAAACGGTGCTGCTCTAGAATGCATACCGGCTTGCGGCCTGTCTTTAATGTATCCTCTAGACCTTGCGCTTCATCTTCTACCTGCTGAATGCGGGATTTTTCATCCACATCATTCTCTCTCGGCATGGCAATAAAGAACTTTTTTTGATAGAGTCGCTTTGCCTTGTTGACGCTCATATAGATAACATGCGTCTTACGCTCGATATCCTCCAATCGGGCAGGCCCATAGCCATAGGGAAGCACCAAATCCACGGCGCGCACGCGTTCCACGACATTTTTACGCTTTACCGGATCATAAAAAGTCTTGGAAAAATCACATCCATGCAAAGCCGCAGCTAAAAACATCGCGTTTTTATCGGGTTTATAGCGTCTATCTTTGACTGAAAGCTG